CTCCTCTTCTGGCGCCGCCTCTTCTTGCGGCGCCACGTGCGACGCGACGAATGCCACCAGTTCGGCGAGTGCCACCTCTACCGAGACGCCCGCCATCTCGGCGAGCTGCTCGGCCAACGGGCGCAAGGCCTCAGCGAGCACATTTTCGCCTTCCGTCTGCTTCACCGCCGCGGTGATAGTGTCGCGCTCTGCTTCTGCATAGGCACGGATGAACGTCCGCGCCTGTTCAGGTGTCAGTTTCATTGTGGTCTCTCCTGTGCTAGTTCCAGGTTCCAGCGATAAGCCCGCATCCTTTTCCAGCCCCCGCGCGCCCTGTACCGGCGCGACCTCTCGCTTTTCGGGGCGGGCGTAGTGCTTGAGCACCAAACCAGTATGCCGCGGCTCGGCGGGGGTCGGGGTGGCCGACATCTCGACGATGGGCCAGTTTTTCAGCCACCCGTCCGGTTCCCGCTTCACCATGTGCGGCACACTGCCCGACGACCAGTGTAGCACACCGCGGTTGATCAGGTCAAGTACGCGCTCGACCCACTCGTTGTGCGCTTCGATTTGACCTTCAACCCACAGCCCGACGTCGTCCATCAGCACCTGGTCAATCGTGCCGATCAGGTAGTCGCGGGCGTCATGCTCTTTCACCTGCGAGCGCGGCAATTCGCTTTGCGCATGGTTGTACAGCATCGGCCAGTGCACCTTCACGCGCTCACCCGGCTGCAATTGGCGCGGTGGCATGAAGAAGTTCGAGTTCTGCGTGAAGTAGTCGCCCTCCAAATCCGTTCGCTCAGGACTACCCCAGACCACGCCATACCCACCGACCCGGTTCCCATCCAGGCGCTTGATGGTGGTGGCTGGTGCCGCCTTAGCCTCCGACGCATACAGCACCCGCACCTGTTCAAGCGCTTCTTGCCGCGTCTCGTGGCAACCGAGCGTCTCACCCTCCGGCTCGCCGTCCGGACCTTCTTTGTACACGCAGTACTCGTCGTCTTGCTTGCGGATGATGTACGGCATAGCTCATCCTCCCAGCCGTCGCGCGACCCCGCGCTGAATACCCACCTCAAACGCCCGCCGCACCTGAGCGGTGCCCTCGATGGCGAACGCCTGAAGCGTTTTCCAGTTGCCTTTATGGTACGCCGCCTGCCGGTCCCGGTCAATCACGTACACCGCATAGTCCCGGTTCGTGCCATAGATGACGTCGGTCACCTGGCCACTTTGCCGCACCTCATACGTCAATGATTTGACCAGCGTACCGGTACGGACGTATCCGCCAGAAATGACCAGTGTCTTTCTGCCGTCAATTTCCTTGTACACCGCGCGCCAGCCCGGCAACTCCTGACTCCGCCTGAGCGCCTTTTCATGCATGGTTGCCCACCACCACGCCCGTTGCCTGTCCGTCCAATGGTGCGCCTGACGTTGCTTGCGCACGGGCGGGGGTAGGGTGGTGCGTACGATACTATCGAATGTAGCGCCCGCCAGCTCGCCCGCTTCTCTGAGGATCGCCTGCTGCTCCTGTCGGGTGAAGCGCTCCAGCCGCTGGCGGTGCTGCTTCCAGTCACCCAGGTCAATCGCCACGTCAGCCACCGTCGGCCTCCAGCTCTACTACCGGCGCCAGGAAACAGCGGCACCCAGGATGAGCGGGCGGGCGGTAGCGCTTGCCCGTCTGTGGATGCACCCACACGTCATGCAGTTCGGCAATCGTATTGTTGAGTGCGCCGCAGATGGGGCAGACGTGGGCGTCTTGGTTCGTGCGCCAGCGGGCTTTCTGCACACCCGCCTGTGTCCAGCGGGCCACGCTGCCCTCGGTGAAGGCGCGGGTGGTTTCGGTCTGGGCAATCAGCCGCGCCCTCTCGCGGCTGGTGGCCCACCGCAGACGCCATCCCGACCAGTTGGGCGGCATGTCCAACCCGGACAGGTCGCCCTCTAGCGCCTTGGCCAGGTCTTCTAAGCTTCCCCCCGCATTCATCCACTCGGTGATCGCCTGGCGGAACGTGTCGAGCGTGGTGTCATTGATGCCGCGCACCATCGTCACCGCATACTGGCGCGCCCACTCCAGAGCGAGCTTGTGCACCAGGGCCCAATCAATGGTGAGGGCGTCCTTCTGGGCCTTGCCCTGCCTGAGCAACTCCTCGCCCCGCGCTGCTCCGGCCAGGAACACGCGCACCAGCGGGCCCGGCTCCTCGGCGGTGCCAACCAGCCGCTGCACCAGCAAGTCATGCGTGGTGCTGCCGAATTCGGCCAACATGAGCTCGGCTTTCTCCTTGCCACCCTCGCGCAGTGCAGCCGCCAGACGCGCGGGGAGGTCATCCCAGACACCTTCAAACGCCGCGGCTACCAGTTCGAACAGTTGGTCAAACCCCCGCCAGTATGCCGTGAACTCGTCTGGTGTGGCCAGTTCATCATCCTCAGCTTTCACCTGTGCAGCAGCCCAAGCGAACGCTCGCTCTATCCACTCATCACGTGGTGTCTCGCCATCCCAGGCGGCCAGGTCGGCGCGTAGCCAGGCGGTGATCCCGTCCGGAATATAGTCACTCTCGAAGGTAGCCGTGGCGCCTTTCTTGGCCACCTTCCGCTGCCAACGTCGCAAGTCGGCCAGTGCCAGCTCGCGCCAGGCGTCCGCGCTGTTGCGCCGGGGCGACACCTCAGCGTCAATGATGAAGCCCGGCCCAATCAGCGCCCCGTCGTCTGTCTGCACCACCGGGGCGCTGCGCAGAGGTGGCAGCGCGAACGGGTTAGCTGGTTGGGGGCGCAACACGTCAAACACGCCCGCCTCAATATCACGCCGTGGCACCAGTTGCCCGCCGATGATGAACGCGTCCACTGGCAACGGCTCCAGGCCTTCACGCTCCCGCGCCTCATTGATGCTGAGGTACCCCGCCGCTACGCCAATCTGGTTTCGTTGGCTGATTTCGACAAGGTCTTCTTGCAGCGCCTCAATCTGCGAAGTATCAGGCTCCAGCCGCGCGCCGGGGATACCATAGCGGGGCACCAGTCGGCTGTTGAGCGTGTCCACAATCTGGTCAAGTTCGGGCAGTATGGTGAGCGTGTGAAAATTCGCGTAATCCTGGCGGGCCGCATATAGCGCCGGGTCGGCGGCCTGGGCGATGGACATGGGCACGCCCAGCGCGGCGCAGATATCGCGCCGCTCTTCTTCTCGGAGCTCTACCATCGCCAGGTCTTTGAGCGGCTGTGTCACCACCTGATACTCGAACAGCCCGCCTTCCAGGATGGCCGTTCCATGCGCGCGCTCGGTGCCCTGGAAGCGCCGCCGCCACTCGATTTCAATGCGCTGCCTGTCGCTGTCCGTCAGTCGCTGTTGCGTGGTCAGGATGCCCGCCGGAATGGCGCCATTGCGGAAAAAGTATTCGGCGAACGCGGCGATGTTGATGGTCACGCCAACCGCCTTCAGCGCCACCGCCACCGGCGACACGCCACCGAGGTCATCTGCCGGGTTGTAGTCATGCAGCGCCACCAGCTCATGCGGTGCCCAGCGCGCCACCACGCGCCCGTCGATGCGCTGGATGTACTCCTGTACGCCGCTGCTGTCCGCCACGACCTCAATCGTCTGCGGATTGAGGCGCTGCACCCAGGCGCGCCCGGTGGCCCGGTCAAGGCCAAATGACCAGAACGCCGCACCGTACACCAGCAGATCGCACTCGGTGGTGTACATGAGCCGTGAGTTGGTCACTGAGAACACGGGCGCCAGTGGGTGGCTTGCCAGCAGTTCGCCGTTGGCGTCTTTCAAGAGTAGCGGGATGCTGGCCAGCGTCTGCGCGCGCACCTTCACGCACCGGTACACCCACACACTCGCGCGGTAGGCCAGCGCCCAGCCGCGCGCGTCGTTGGTCAGCTCTTGCTCGTTGTCTGGCAGCAAGCCATGGAATGCGTCATACAGCGGGCTGCCGGTGGCCTTCAGCGGCACGACCCCACCGGGGCCAATGGCGTACAGGTACAGCCCGCCTGACTGCGCACCAGCTCGCTTCTCCCTATTCCGCAACCGATCCCAAAACGCCATGCCGCCCCGCTCCTAAATGAACGCAATCCCTGCCCCGCTGTAAGCCGCGCAGTGCCAGGCCAGCGCCAGCGCAATCACCGTGTCGTCATGCATCCCCGGCGGCGCGCTGTAGCGGTAGCTGCCGCTGGGCATGCGCTCTAGCGTGTAAGCCTGAAGCTCGCCCATCAAGACGTGATCCGGGTAGATTGTAATCGCTGCCTGCTCAAACGCAAGTGCCAGCGCGTCAATGAGCGGCCCCTTGCTGGTAGCCGTCGTCGTGAAGCCCTGCACGGGCAACCCTTCGGCTTGCAGCGCCTCGATGTTAGGCCCGCCGATGCTGTTTGCCTCGGCCAGAATGTGCGCGGGCTGCCAGCGCCGGGCCAGCTCAGCCAGGCGCCCGCGTTGCAGTGCCCAGCCGATGCGGTTAAAGCGGTCGAGCGCCACGAGCCGCCGTTCCTCAACATCGAGGACAGCGATAGCCGTGAAGTCGTCCGCGCGGCCCCAGTCCACGCCGAAGACATAGCGGTGGCCAGGCTGGGGCGCTTCCAGCGGCGCACCGGTTGCGCAAGCAGTCAGGTTGCGGAACACTGCGCCGCCGTCTTCGAGAAACTCAGCGAGGAACTCTTGCCGGAACACCCGCTCCGGCAGCAACGCGCGCGCTTCCTCAATCTCAGCCGGTGCGATGTAGGGGTTGGCGGAAGTCGGGAATTGGAATGAGCGCCAGTCGGGGTGTGCCGGGTCTTGACCTCGAACCCAAATGTGCCAAAACCAGTTACGACCATTGGGGGTGCTGACAAAAAGCGCGCCCCCCTGTCGGTCGGCCAAAGCCGGGCGGAGCGCTTCTGTCCATGCTTCCTCGGCGATGAAGGCGGCTTCATCCACAACCACGAAATCCAGCCCCTCACCGCGGAGCGCGTCCGGGTTGTCCGCAGACTTGATTTGCACGAACCCACCGCCGGGGAACTCTACAACCCGCATGCCGCGCCGGATTGTGACACCAGGCATCTGTGACGCTAAACGCGTAATGCCGCGCCAGCCGTAAAGACTGATGGAAAAGGTAGGCGCCACCCACCACACGCGCTGACCATCCGCCGCGCGACGGACACATTCACCGCTAGCCGCCAACGTCTTTCCAAACCGACGGCCAGCAGCTAGCACCTTGAAGCGCGCCGGATAGTTAACTACCTGCCATTGCGCGGAATGGAGATCAGGCAAGACGATCGTTTTCGTCACCATCGTCTACCTCATTCCCCCACTTGACGATAAGCTTGAGCGGTTCGTCGCCACTTGTGACGTCGTGGCGCGCAACCGGCGGAGGCACCTCCGCCGCCAGCCGTTGCAACTTGCTGGCCAGCTCCAGCGCTTTGAGCATGGCAAGCAAATCGTGTTGCACCGTCACCGTCTCCCGATCAGGTTCTCCGTCGCGCCCCTTGACGTAGGTACGCGTGACTTTGATAAACTGCGGCAATTTCGCCAGCGCGGCGCGCACCAGCTCGCGCAGCTCGGCGCTGACTTGCCAATCTGCTTCCCGCACTTCTATCCGGCGCTGTTCCCAGATCGCCTGTTCGCGCTGTGCACGCTCCGCCTGATAGGCCGCTATCCGATCCTGCCAGCGGTAGCGAATAGACCACTTTGCCAACGTCCTGAACCGCAAGGTGGGCGGTTTTCCTGTTGGCGCTCTGTTGGCACTTGGTTGGCGCTTTTCCCCGCGGAACACACGTCCCTGTTGCGCCTGGTAGTAAGTGAGCAGGCCACGCAAACTGCGCCCATCGCCCATCGCTACGTAGTCCAGAAACGCCGCATAGGCGCGCGCCGTTTCGTCTGGCAGTCGCGCCAATGCGTCGCTTTGCTTCAAATCGCGCGTGTCCCACGTCACGCCATTCTCCATCTGCCATACACTCGCGAGCTATCAAACATTATACCACAAGTCAATCATGCGGACGGAGCAAAAGCAGGGCGGGGGATGGATGATCAGGCCATCCCCCGCCGCTTCAAGGAGGAGAGAGAGTGAACGAGAGTAACCCGATTATACCACAGAACAGCGAGCATGCGAGCCCCCTACCCCAGCGCTGCTTGACCAATGAGCCTCTATCCCCCAGCGGGGACGCGCCAATACCCCCCTACCCCGCCCCGTCACCCCGTGGGGTAGGGGGGTCTGTCAGGTCACCAAACCACGTGGTGAAGTCCGCCAGTCTCATCACAACCAAATCGCTATCGTGCCGCTGGCCATGCTGGTGCAGTACCACGACCGGTAGCTGTCCGGTCTCAGCGCTGGCGCGCGCCTGTACCATCGCGGCCAGGAGCCACAGCGGGAGCCGTCGCCGGTGCTTGACCTCAATCGCCAACCATTCATGCGCCACGTCTGGTACATCACCCCGCGCGCGCCCGGTAACCGGCACGCGCTTACCACCAAGGCGCGCCGCGACCTGGCGCTCAGTGCGCTTCCAGTTCGTCATCGTCTGTCTCCTCTATCGCAACGTGTCTCCAGGATTGCCCGCGTAGCACTGACCTGATAGTGCCAGGTGCCACGCCAAACTCGGCGGCCATGGCGCGCACGTCATGACACCCCAGCCCGCGGCGCGCGCGGCGCTTGATTTCGCGTACCTGTTCCTCAGTCAGCCGCGCAAACGGATTGACTGCGCCAATGTTCCAGCCATTGGCGGGCGGCAGCACAATCTGCCGCCACATACCAGACTGCCACGTGGTGTCATAGCCATATACGGCGCGCAGATAGTTCGTAACCTTCGTCAGCATTGCGTTACACAGGTCAGAAGCGCGCTGCTGACTGACGCCAAGTATTCGCGCAATGCGCGACTGATCCAGGATGCCCGCGCCAAACACCATCAGCGCCGCCACGAATTCTTTTTCCGTCAGTTGACCGCGGAAGATTGCAGTGACCAGATGCTCAGCGCGTAATGCGGCATCGGTGAGCTCCTCAATCCGTTCTCGTGTAATCATGCTTTCTTCTCCTGTGGCAAAAACAAGCCCGATGACGGGTCAATCGGCACAACCTCACTCGTGCCCGATCCGCTATACCGCGCCAGTTTGAGCGTGACCTTGACACGGTCATATCGCTCGACCTTATTCTCGTCCTCGACCGGGTATTGGGTGGTGAATAGGTAATCCGCCGCCGCTGCCGGGTCGCCGCCACCTTTGACGCCCGGGCTGTAGGAGCGGTCACCTTCACGGATGGTGTACTCGTTCAACTGTGCCAGCACCATCAGCGCCACCTGATGCCGCTGTGCCATCGTTTGGAGGTCAAACGCCATGCGTGAAACGCGCTCGTAGATAGTATCACCAGCACTGCTCAGGCGCTGCATGTAATCGAGACACAGCAGGTCAAGGCCGTACAGGTTCCGGTCGCGCAACAGCAGTGTCTGAACATCTGCCAATGTGCGCACCCCCCCGCCGGTCGTGGTGGTGTCATAGATACGCAGCGGCAGACCGTTGAGCGTCTGCATGCCGTAGTCAATAGCGGCGACCTGTTGAGGTGCCAGCGTTGAGCGGTAGGCGGAGCGGAGCAGCAAAAGTTGCTTGGCGGACAGGGCATGCATGGGCAGGCCGCGCGGGTCAGTCTGGTGGTAGAGGCCGTTTTGCAGCAGCCATTCGACGGCGAGCATCAGCACCAATTGCATCGTCATTGTGATCCGGTCAGTCTCCAGCGTGACCACGGTCACACTGACACCAGCGCGGATGGCGGCCAACACATTGTTAAGCATGAGCGTGGTTTTGCGCCGCTTATACGCACTGGCCACCAACCACAGCTCGCCGCGTTGCATGGTGCCAGCGAGCTGCATGAGCACCGGGGCCGTGGTCAGGCCTGGCTTCTGGGGTTTGGACATGAGATCGCGCAGCTCGGTCACCAATTGCTGCGATGTCGTGTCCTGGAGGTTCGCGCCGGCTTCCAGTGAGAGGCGGGAAACCACACGCGCCACCACGGCGCGTCGGTCTTCATCACTGCGCGCCTGTCTGAGCAGACCGAGGCCTTCGCTGAGCACAGTCAGGTCGGCGTTGGCCTGGCCACGCCACTGCACGATACGGCAGTTCTCAAGCAGCCGGTCTTTCTGCGCGGCTTGCTGACCAAGCAGGAGCCGGGCACCGAGCCACTCCAGCGAGACCGCGTTGTTGGTCTCATTGACAATCGAAACCAGGTGCGCGGGCCGCTCGCAGAGGTACAGCAGGTCAATCGCGCGGAACGCTTCCCGGTGCGGGCCCGGCGGGAAATGCTCAATCGCCAGAGGGTGCGGGCCGAAACGTACCAGCTCCCAAGCGGCCCGGTCATGAAGGCACGCGCCGATGACCTCGTCCGCGGCGGCCTGCCAGGGCGTGGGGTTCTCAGGTTCCGGGGTCGTCATCGCTTAACCACTCCGACAGAATGTTGCCGACATTGCCCAGCGCGCGCCCGTTGGCGGGGCGTGCTGGTGGTTGGGGCGGGAACAGTTCTGGATACAGCAGCTCATTGAGGTAGCGCTGAAACAGCGTGCTGGCGTGCTGGGGCTGCTGCTCTTCGGGCTTGGGCAGCAGTGAGTTTTTCCACTCGCACCAGTGCGCGGCGAGCTTAGTCAGCGCCAGCGGCGGGCTCAGCTCTGGATGCTGCCGTCGCCACCAGGCCAGGAATGCGCTGTAATCACCTTCGCGGTACGCAAAGCGGGCGTCTAGCTGCAGCGTCTCACCGTTGTGCTGCACAGGTGCGCCAACCAGCAAACGCGCCATGCGTTGCGCCTGCTCGCCCTTCTCGCGCATGGAGACCCAGCCGTGCTCGCGCATGATTTCGTCGCGAGCTTGCAGCACCAGCTTACCGTCTACTTGGTTTGCTGTTGCTGTGGTTGTTGCTGGTGGCGAACCACTGGAAGCAGGTGCGGTCGGGGGTGGGAGCGCTGTTGGATCAACTGACTTTTCTAGTGACCTATCCAATGTAGTATCGGGTGAAGATTTCTTCACGGGTACCCGTGAAGGTTTCTGCACGGGTGGGGGTGAAGGTTTCTTCACGGGTACCCGTGAAGGTTTCTGCACGGGTGGGGGTGAAGGTTTCTGCACGGGTTGGGGGTGCTGAACCGGTGAAGGTTCCTGCACTGGTACCGGTGAAGCGCTTTGCACTGGTACACTGCCGAACAGTTCAGCTTCCAGTCTTTCGGCTGGCTCGCGCACCTTCTGCGCCAGTCGAGCAATGGCTGCTTGGCGGGCTTCCTCGGTCATACCAGTGCAAACGATGTAGTGGTTGTGTCGCCCCTGCCGCCGCAGTACGCGGATTTCACCACTCGCTTCCAGGTGCTCTATTTGGTAAAGAACCGCGCGGCGGCTCGTGTTCACGCGCTCTGCCAGTGTCTCAAGGCCTGGCCAAGCTACGCCGTGCTCGTCGGCAAACCAAGCGAGTATCAGCAGTAGTGCCAATGAGGCACCTTTCGAATGCGAGTGTTTGACGACTAAGTCAAGGCACTGAACGCTCATGGTCTTCTCCTCGATACAGATCACATCCCGTATGGAACCACGTAACCTCCCCATGCGCATGGGTGAAACGCCGAGTACTCAGTACACGCCAAGTGTATATTTCCGCATAGCTTCGGCAATCACACGGCGAGGCGGATAGACGCAGAGCGTCAGATACCCGTCATTCATCGCTGGTTTCTCACCATACTGTCTCGCCCATTGTCGCCAATTTTCTTGTGCGGCGCGGCATAGGTGCGGGAAGTACAGCACCCAGAAACGCCGATGACCTTGCGGTGCTGGCCAGGTGTACACAATCAGGTCTGTGCGCTTAGAGCCGTCTATTGTCCATCCGGGCTTCCGTCGGTTCTCGTCAAGCCACGGTGGTTTCGGCGGCCCGCCATAAACGGAGGTCGTCTCTATACAGGCATCATCGGAATTCCAGCGCTCAATTGGGTCTATGTCTCGGTGCTTCACATCAATCCCTACCGGTGGAAGCCCACGGCGCTCAATCCAGTAATCCACACCGCTCTTGTCATCCGGCTCATCCGCCCGTACAATGCGAATACTCCCCGGAATGCTGTCTAGCAGATGCTCAATCAGGCCCTGCTCTAGCGCTACCCCCTCACTGAAAGCTAGCCGTTCATAAAAGTTGTGCATCATGTCTCATTCCCCCAGACTTCCCAGCGCGGACGATTGTTATGGCGAGCGAACAATTCCAGTAAACGGGCGTTTGGAAACATGTTCTCCAGGATTTCATATACAACTTCCGGCTTCCGGCTATGCTCCTGACGCGGGGAGCGGATGACAGAGCTAACGCGTGCAAATGGGGGCGGAGGCTGAAAACTCCCCTTCGTTCCCACAAGAAGAAGCTCATGCTGAACTCGGAACCAATAACCCATACCAATATGCTCTTTGTCCCACACCGCGCAGGTGCGGTAGGTGAATCCCCATGCTTCCATGACCTCCATAGCCTCCTTAAGTTTCGGCGCGGTAGTCCACAAAAAGAGCGCCGCATTCTTGGCACTTGGCACCTTGATTCGCTTGATCTCTTCGAGAGCCATGGTTGGATACTGATTCTCAATCTCTCGATTCGTGGTCTCTGCAAACTCATAGCGCCATGGTGGATCAGCAAGGATAACGTCAAACTCACCAATTGTTTCCAGCAGCGGTGGCGGGGGCAGCGACTCACGCTTGACAATCTGG